AGGATAATATTTATTAAGAGCCTTTAAAAGTTTACGACGAGAACCCCAATTCAAATGAGTAGCGTCAGCAATAACATTACCACTACCCCAAACGAGTGCGACTGCAATTTTTTCAACAAATGTCTTAAAAACTGCGGTTTCATGACTAAAATACTCTTCATCATTTTTAACTATAGAAAAACGCACTTCATCACGAGAAATATAGTCCCAATTAGAATCTTTCATAAGTTTATTTTTTGCAAACCAGGTTTTTCCTGAGCCAGGCACGCCGCACATAACCCACAAAGTTTTATTCATAGCCATGACTCCTATCTATAGTTTTCTCCAACTCGACGTCAAACAATCTACAAACTCGATCAGCCGCGTTTTCCATTTCTTCTCTACTAATCTTCTTCCACTTCCATGCCCAGCTTATATAATCTGCAATCGAATCCAAAGAACGCTCACAATACTTATGATTTTCATGCTGTTTAAGCACGCGGTCAATCTTTTCGTAAACTGTCATTTCTTCTCCTTCCAATTATATGCTTTATACGCATCATCCATAAATCGCTTATAATCAAAATTATAAGACCAAATACCATTTTCTTTATTAAAGTCATGCACACAACACATATAAATTGCATAATTTAGACTGCGCGCCCGCAATTGTTTATGCCACCCTTTATCACTATAACGATTTTCATGCATTACAGTATAATACCCGAAACGCTCAAAATCTAGTAAATAAATTTTAAAATAGTTTTTAGGAGTTTTAATAAACATTACTGTTTTATCTTTTGAATATGCAATAGAAATTTTTGTATCATAAATTTGTTCTGCATACCAGATAATACGTTTATCAAACATTTTATTACTCCTTTCATTTTCTATATATATTATAACATAAAAATAGAGAAAAGTCAAAATACTTTTCTCTATTGGATATTATTCTATTAATTTAATGTTTAAGAAGATATTGCCGACTTACATTCTTAAAAGAACGCTGCCCATCAAGACTACGATAAACCCAACCCTCACGCGGGCCTTCTCCAACAAGGCAAGGGCCATCAGCATCAAGTTTAAGAGTCTCCATATCATCAGGAAGAATATATGCTTCGTCCGCAATAGGAACCCAAGGGATACCCGCTGCGTTACAAATCTTTGCAGCTTCAATACTATTCATTCGTCCAGTATCAGAACGAATAAAATTATAGCCAAAGAAGCAAATCTCTTTAAACTTATGAGGATTACCTTGGAGTGACGGCCCTGCAGTTTCACCCTGAAGACAAACATAATCAAGATTATTTTCAATAAGATAAGACTTAAGAAAATCGAAAATCTTATATTTATCTGCCATCATCCAATATACATTTCCTTCAATATCGGTATGATAATTCTTCTGCGAAGGAGTCAGCTGACGTACATTGCGTGAGCATACATACTCTTCAAACTTATGTTTACCTTTCTTCTCAAGAATATACGTACTCGATGTTCCGTCGATCTTGAGAGTTTTTACCCAAGGCTCCTTATCCTTAAGAATGAATGGCATGTTCTCTACCCTTTCTTCATCACTTTTGTGAACAAAGGGAAAATGAGTCGGAAAACCAGTAGCTTTATCCTTCTTCTTACCGAAGAACATAAACATGAGTTTACGACCCCACTCATGCTTCATCATCCAGCGCGCCCAGGGCTTCTTAAAGATATTAGGACGCCGCTGGGTCATCTTTTTATATTTGTCAGCAGAAGGAGCTTTACGAACATTATCTTCATCGTCTGCGTAGGTCACGCCAAGCTCTTTAGTAAGAAAACGAGACTCGCTATCAATATAATGGCAATGATTTTTATCGTCAATAATACAGGCAGGTTCATCAAAAGGCGGACCCATAGCCCGGCAAGCTTTCCAACCGAAATCACTTGCGTGCATAAGAAGCCCTTGAGATAAAACTTTACACATTTTGAGGGTTTTGACTTTATAATTACGTTTCTCAAGAAAAGCAAAACATTCTTTATCTGCGGGTACACGAGAATCGATCTCAAAGTAGACTGCGGGATCGCCCACTTTAAATTGACCCTTAGGGACGATGCACCACCATCCCTGAGTTCGTGCATATTCTACTTTATCATATCCTGGCAATGGTTTAATTTCATCAATCAAAACTACATAGGCTAATTCTCTTAAATTAGTTTTGGAATTAATCATTTATATCGTCATACCTCCATTTATATCCATAAGCTGTTTTTCTAGCCCCACGAGCCGCACTACGAATTGTACTTGGTTCTTTATTTAAAAATTCCGCTGCCTATTTTGCGCTATCCCATTTTTTAATTAAATTATTTTGTTTATCATACTAATAAACAGCTTTTTCTCGATTATGTGGTTTTATATTTGATAAATCATCTATATTACGCCACTAAAAACCACCAGCCGTTTTATATTTCCCACTAATACAATTACTAATAGAGCCGCTAGAAATATTCAAAGCTAAAGATGCCTACTACATATTATCCCAAACTTTAATAATATTACCAGTATTATCATCAATTTGACACACTGGACGCTCGCTAACTTTTGGATTTAGACTACTAATATATTCAGGGCTATAATTATAAATATAACTCCATTTAAAACCACCACAACTTTGATAACCTTTTTCATGGCGGCATGTTTTTGATAAATGGCTTAAATCCAAATTACACTATTCCGCAGCAGCAGTTACTGATGGAAAAGTATTTATAATTTCATTAGTATTAATATCAATCTAAAATACTTCTTTTCTTCCACAATCATCTCCGCCTTCACGAACATTATAACCATTTGGCCTCAAACTATCATAATACTAAATCCAATATCTTTCTCGTTCATTGAGCAATTCTACTTCAACATATTCTAATTCTTCAATATAAAAATTCTCTGCTCCATATTTTCTAATAGCATTATATATAATCATACCCTCTGTATCTCCACGTTTAGCGGCGTTTAAATGTTGCTAAAAACGTGCCTAAATAGTACGAGAAGTCTAACCTATGTATACTTTATTATTAATTGTATTTTTAATTATATAAATATAACCTTTCATAATTTTACCTCCTATATCTTTCTAATTATAAGTAAAATTACTATTTAGTTATTCTAAAATTTGCATCTTTTTTATAAGGACACTCCGAAATTTATCTTATATATATTATACTATAAAATTACTTATTTATCAAATTTTTCAATAGACTTCCGCACTACTTCAGTTACAATTTCTTTAATCATATATTGTGTATATTTATCTTCTGCTCTATTCATTAATTCAAAATAATCATAAACAGCTTTACAATCAAAAATAGATTTTTCTGCAATAGAAATTAAATTTTCTTTTGAAAATTCATTATTTTTAATCGAAAGTAAATAATCTCGTTTATTTGTGGTAAGACATTCTTCAAAGCTTTTATCTTGGGAATATTTATCCATACACTCTTGAATACGTACAAGCTGATAAACCCACTTTCCAAGATGGTCTTCTTTACCGCGAGACAAACAAAGTTTATAGTTGCGATCAGCCATACCAAAAAAAGCACGCATAGTATTATTAGGGTTACAATATGCTATCTTGTCACGTTTATGGAACAATTCCTCGGCCATTCCCCAATAGTATCTAGTATTTAAATATCCCCAATTAGAAAAAAGAGTTTCAAGAAACTGCGGGTTCCCCTTAATAAGACTTTTCATATAATTGCGAATATCACAACAGTCAATATGCTCTTCATTTGGAAAAAGGTGAGTATATGCTTCACATTTATTCTCAACAATATCTTGAAGAGTAGGAATAAAAACTGCTTTAGTATCTACATCACTATGCTCGTCCGCGCAATTATAGTTCCAGCTACCAACAGGCACAAGTAGAAATTGTTGAGATAGTTTAAATGTATTATTATAATATGAAAAATGTTCATCCATACAAGGACACATATTGCTTCCTCCTTTTCTGCTTTCTTTCCGTTGCTTTATCAATCGTAGAGCGATGCAACGGCGTAACCTCTTTAAGCCGACCACTCTTTACAAACTGGTTAAAGTTTATAGGCGTATATTTAATTACATCACTACATACACACATATGCCCAGGGCGGTCGAACGAACTTAGGTGCACGTGGCCGTGGATATTAAAAGCCCAATTGATCGCAAGAGGCTCGTGTGAAAGAATAATACGTTCTCCAATCATGAGCGGGCCGCCGTAAACTTCTTCAAAGACATCCTCATAATTTGACAAACCACCATCATGATTTCCTTTAATAAGAATTTTATGCCCTCTAAGCTTCCGCGCGCACTCAATATCGCCAACATCACCAAGAAGAATTAAATGGTCTTTTCGGCCAACCTTAGAGTTGATTAGTTTAATTTGTTCCTCAGCAGAAGGGCGGTTTGGAAATGCCACACGAAGATCATCGTCTTCATTAAAATGGGTGTCACTGTAAAGCCAAACCG